TAGATCTGCAAGAAGAAGTTTAAATCTTTTATTTTCTGAGTGGGGCAATAGGGGAGTTCATCTTTGGAAAGTTTCTCTTAACGAAGTGCCATTAGTAGCGGGGACTGCACAATACGCTGTTAATTCAAGTGTCTCTGATGTATTAGAAGCCTATATCTCAACAACTGCTGCAGCTAGTAATACTGCATCAACTAATGATATCTCTTTAACAAAAATTGATAGATCTGCATATGCAGCATTACCAAATAAATTACAAACAGGACAACCTTCTCAATATTTTGTTGATAGACAAATAACACCTCAAATATTTTTGTATTTAACTCCTGACGCAACAACTTATACAACTTTAAAATTTTATACGATAGATAGAATTCAAGATGCTGGTATTTACACCAATCAAGCAGATGTAGCATATAGATTTTTACCGTGCATGTGTTCAGGTCTTGCATATTATTTATCTGTTAAAAGAGCACCAGATAGAATTCAATTATTAAAACAATTATATGAGGATGAATTATTAAGAGCATTAAGTGAAGACGGTCAAAGAGCATCTGTCTACATATCTCCTCAAACTTATTTTGGAGATGGAGTATAATGTCATACGCAACTGGTAAAAGATCTAAAGCTATATCTGATAGATCAGGAATGGCTTTTCCATATAAAGAAATGGTTAGAGAATGGAATGGTTCATTAGTCCATATATCTGAGTTTGAACCAAAACATCCACAACTTGATCCTCCATACCATAAAGCAGATGCAATAGCTTTAAAAAATCCAAGAGTAATGAAATTTCAACAACCATCTCAAGAGTTTTCGAATGATAATACTATTTCAGATTCAGGTGGAATTCATGTCGGTGTAGCTAACTTATCATTACCGGGAGACTTTGCTTTTAAAACTCAAGAATTTAATGTAACCACAAATGGCATAACAACAACTATTCATAGTATGGTTCCAGAGGATCCATCACTACAAAATAGAAGAAGAGAGCTTATTTCAAACATAGGTTCAGTGGAGGTAAGTATTTCATAATGGCTATAACACATTCAGATTTTTTAACACAAGTAAGAAACTATACTGAGGTAAGTAGCACAGTATTGTCTGATTCTCAGATACAAGAATTTATAAGAAATGTAGAATTAGATATAGCTGGAAAAGTTGATTATGATGATTTAAGGAAATATGCTACATCGGCTTTCACTGCGGGTAACAGAGCAGTTAGTATGCCTTCAGACGTTTTGATTTTAAGAAGTATTGAACATATAGGTTCAGGAGTTAGAACTTTTTTAGAAAAAAGAGATACAAGTTTTATATCAGAATTTAATGGATCAGGTGCTCAAGGTACACCTAAATATTTTGCTAATTGGGATGACTTCAATATAATCGTAGCTCCTACCCCAGCTGCTGCAGATACAGTGCAAATAAATTATATAAAAGATCCACCAGAATTTACTTCAACTAATCAAACTTTTTTAGCAAAGTATCAAGAGTCTATGTTACTTCATGGAGTGTTAGCTGAGTGTTTCAGATTTTTAAAAGGTCCTGACAATCTATACAATCTATACAATTCGAAGTATAATGAGGAAGTACAGAATTTTGCCCTACAACAAATGGGTAGAAGAAGACGAGGAGAATACTCTGACGGAGTTCCAAGAATAAAAGTCGATTCTCCTAGTCCATAAAATATAAGGAGAATAAAATGGCAATAACAACAAATGCAATCTGTGATTCTTTTAAAAAAGAATTACTACAAGGTAAGCATGACTTTGATACATCTTCTGACACATATAAGTTAGCGATGTTCACAAGTTCTGCAACTTTAGGTAAATCAACTACAAACTACACAACTGCAAACGAAGTATCATCACCAAACTATTCAGCTGGTGGAAGTGCTTTGGTAAATCAAGGCGTTAAAGTTTCGTCATCAGTAGCTATTACTGATTTTGCTGATTTATCTTTTCAAAACGTAACTCTTACTGCAAGAGGTGCTTTAATCTACAACACAACAACTGATGGTGGATCAAATACTACTGACGCTGTGGCTGTATTAGATTTTGGTGGTGACAAGACTGCAACATCTGGAACATTTACAATTCAGTTTCCAGCTTTCACAACTTCGGCAGCTATATTGAGATTAGCATAATTTAAGGTCCTGAAGCTATGGCAGAACTTACTTATACAGTAACCGTAGCTTCAGGAAACCTATATGGTGGTGGAACAGGTAGCGTTTTTTATTTAAACGGTGCTAGAAATTCGACAGGCCCAGGAACAGTAAGTTGGGTAGAAGGTGGAACTTTAAGATTTGATCAAAGCGATGCCACCAATGATAACCACCCATTAATTTTTTCTACAAACACAAACACCTCTGGAATTATTTCTTCAGGGGTAACATACTATCTAGATGGTTCAAGCAACCAAACAAACTACACTAACACCACAACTTTTAACGCAGCCACAACTCGTTATGTGGAAATAACACCATCATCACAAACTGATTTTTATTATTTATGCTATGTCCATGGCATTGGCATGGGTGGTATTTTTGATATAACCACGACAACATGGGGAGCTTTAAGTTGGGGTCAAGGAGGTTGGGCTGCACAAGGTGATTCTGAAGTTGCAGTCACTGGTTCAAGTTTAACTTCAAGCATTGGTAGTGTAACTGCTCAAGGTATTATTGAAGTTGGTTGGGGTGGTGATACTTGGGGTGAAAATGAGTGGGGAGATCTTTCTGGTTCACAACCTTCTATTACAGGACAACAGTTAACATCATCAATTGGTTCAGAATCAGTTTCTGCAAACGCTAATGTGACTGTTTCAGGTATACAATTAACATCTTCTCAAGGCACATCAGTTGGAGGCACATCAGCATTAGTTTCTGTTACAGGTAGTCTTGAATCAATGGGTGTTGGTCAAGTTCAAATAGGAATAGGAGCTATTGTTTCAGGTATATCAATGTCTTCATCTATTGGTGCTGCAACAGTTGATGAAACTACTTTAACTGGTGAGGGTTGGGGTAGAGGTGAATGGGGTGAATTTGCTTGGGGAGATAATTTCTCTGTTCAAGTATCAGGACAATCTTTAACTTCATCTATAGGAAATGAAACGGCAATTACAGACGTTACTGTTGCTGTAAGTGGATCTCAAGCTAGCTTTACGCAAGGAAGTTTCTCACTGCAAATTGATCAAGATATATTCGTACTTGCGTCAGAGGATCAATTAGATATTACAAACGGTGGTGTGCAAGGAACAACTGGATTAGCGACTGTAAATCTTACTGGTCAGTCAATCACATCTTCACAAGGTACAGCGGTAGGAGGATTAAAAACTCCTGTAGATGTCACTGGTATTTCGATGACCATGACACAAGGAAATACAAGTTTAGTACAAACAACTGTAGAATCAGTTTCTGGTCAACAAGCTACTATGTCATTAGGAACTCATGTAGAAATTCCTGGTCAAATTATTGGTGTATCAGGATTATCTTTAACATCTTCATTAGGTGAGGAAGGTATTACAGGAGATGGATTAGTTACACCTACAGGGCAGTCATTGACTTCTTCTGTTGGCAGCGTTAATATTACTGCATGGTCCGAGGTAGATTTAGGAGTATCTAATACATGGACAGTAGTTGATTTAGCTGCTTAGTTAATGTAAAATATAAAAATATTAAGGAGAATTTTTTATGGCATCAAGTTATTCAAGTGATCTTAAACTCGAACTTATGGCTACTGGTGAAAATGCTGGTACATGGGGTGATAAAACAAATACAAATTTAAATCTTATTCAACAAGCAGTAGCTGGTTTTGAGCAAGTTACTTTATCAAGTGGTGGAACCTTAGCTCTTGTAATGAGTGATGGTGCTGCTTCAAATGCAAGAAACATGGTTATTAAATTTGCAACTGCGTCAATTGCAGCAAGCACAGTTTGTACAATACCTGACTCAATAGAAAAATTTTATATATTTGATGCAACAGGTTTAACAAATCCTACAAACCTTACAATTAAAACTGCATCAGGATCAGGATTTACTTTAGATCAAGCAAAAATTTACGCAGCATATTCTGATGGAACAAACTTAAAAGAAATTTCATTAGACACTTTAGGTGGAACAGTTGCTGCTGCAAAC